CTGAATTCGTCAATACTTAAACCACCGTTTCTTAGCAGCTTGCTACGTGATATTCCTATCGTATCGTCAACAAATGCTTTTGGCTGTTTTTTAAGCCATGAATAATATGTTTCTGAGCTTGATACAGGTTTTCCACCGGACGCGCCTTTAGATGCTCTCGTGCCGCCGTCGTCGCTAATAGCAAAACGTTCATCCAAGACAGGAACCGTGGTACATCTATCGTTAGGATGTAGTGGAGGCAGGGGTTTAAATTTATCCTTCCACAAGAAAACTTTCATATCAAGCGGTCTACAGATAGGACACGTGCGGTTATCTAATGTTGCCAACCACTGATACCCTATAACGATATCATCGTTTTCGCGCATTGTTGTCATTCTAGCCACGCTGGATAAGTGATTGGTTCCCGTCCTAACCATTGTTTTTATATTGCGTCTAACCGTTTTATCTATGACATTCCCGCGCCCTACGATATCAGATGCAATTTGGTTAGTTGTTCTTCCGGACGCAAATCCTACCCTGATATTATCGGCTATCCTTTTGGTCTCGCGGGCTTCAATGTCTCTGATAAAAGGCTCAAGCAGAGCAAACCCACCGGTAGAATTAAATATAATTGGGTTGTTTCTAATTGCAGTTAAGATCACGTTGTCACTAGGCAGGCTCAGCGTTATTGATCCAGATGTTACCACTCGTCTTAATGATTCAAGCTGAAAATCAGCCTCAGAGATTGCAAACGCGTCCATTCCATCAAATAAGCCGGTATTGAATTCTCCGAATAACTCAGAAACTATTTTTCTCACATCCGAAATTATACGGTTGATCCGTCTTTGTGATCGTACATCATCAGCTAACAGTAATAGTCTGATCTCTTTTTGCATACTAGCTAAAAATGGATCAAACAAATTGGCTAAATGCCCAGCGTGACGTTGGACAAAGACAGCATGGCGGGAAGCTCTATCAATCAGCTCGGAATTCATTACATACCGTTGTCATCTGTAGCAATAAGCGTTTTTTCTTCCTCTGCGGTTCTATCCGATTTAGCTATTTCACCTCTTTGTAAATTAGTATAGAAAGTATCATAACTAATTTCGCCAGACTGTAATGCGGCTAATAAAGCGGTTAATAACTGAGGGTTCATGTTATCAGGAATATAATCAGTGTTTAGCGTTATAGTGATCGCACCTTCATCAGCGCCGACCCATCGCGCCGCAAACTGGATAGCTTGGGTATACGCTCTTGATACCGTGTTGGCAATATCTGCCGTGGTAGCGTTCTGTGCTACCTTATCTAATCGTTTAGATTCGCCTGATTCAGCCTGACTCGTTGAAGGTGTGAGCATCTCAGCGCCTAATGCCGCCATTTCGGTTTTTCGATCTTCTAAGTACGTTCTTAATGATCCACCATCAGCCGCTGTTTCTAATATACCAAATTGCGCATCTATTACTGATGATGTCCACTTAGCGCCGGGGCCAATATCAACATTACTATCAGCATCAGTATCTTGTACACCAGTCTCCCAAAATATGGGAAATCCGCTGGTATGCTCTTTGTTGGCGTAACTAGCAAACATATTATAGTGGTTTAAATTAACGTCTACTAGATCATCAATAGCAGCTTTTTTACCGTCTAATGGCTCAATGAAGTACATCGGTATTTCATTAGATACTTGCCCATTGACCAATACAGGCTCAGGCTCTTTTATTACAGATCCTTTCTCACTATACAGCGCATGATGATAAACGCCATCGATAAGGCTTAATACTCGGTAGGATAACTCGTCCTCTATTTCAAAGCCTATCAGTTTAGAAGTAGGCTCTAGCAATACAGCCAAAGCGAGCTGGTATTTGTTATTAACCACCTGAAAAAATGTTTTAATAATGGACTCGAACGGGAAGAATAATATCCTGGGTCTGAGGTTTTGGCGCTCTGAATCTAACCGGCTAATCGTCCCTGATGATTCGGGAAAGTCGGTTAACAAGGCGCTTCGTGGCGTAGCAAAAGCATCTCTAACAACGGTTTGCATCTGAGATATCATTGATTGATTAGTTGCTTCAATATTGTCTATTAAATATTCGATAGCCTGCGGTAGCTCAATAATAGGATCCTTTCTAAAAATTAGCCCGGATAAACCATCTACGGTACGCCCAGTCGCGTTAAAGAATAAAGCAAGTTGCAAGTATTTGTTATAGCTTCTCAAGCCCTCTGGCGTGAAACTGCCATCAGGGTTTAGTTGTGAAGCTAACGGTGTTAGGTAGGTCGTTGTGCCTTCCTTGATAGCTCGTTGACCAGTCACGGCAGCTCTGTTTAGTTTAACGTCTGCTATCAGTGATGTGTATTCTTTGCTTGGAGATGTTACATCCGTCATCTTAAATGCCCTTTGGTTAGCCCTGGCTTAACCACGGGGTTATCATAAGCGATCATATATCCGATTGCTGTTGTGATATGTTGATAATCGGATTCTTCTTCTTGAAAGCTAGAACCCTGCTTCAATTGTACAGTATTTAGACCTTTATGGGTATAAGGCGCGTTTTTTGGGTTGACAAATAATGAGACTTTGCCATTCGCTGTTTTAATTTGCTTTCTCACCGCATTCTGACGGTCTTTAATGGCGGGATGTTTCCTAGGCACTTTGCGAGTATATCGCCATCCATTAGCCCTTAAATAGTCCTCCATTGCGGTAAAATCGGACTCGTGTCCGTGCTTTTCTCCTGCCTTGCCAGCAGGATCGCCATAGATAATAACGTGTTTATTTTTGTGCGTTTTGTATCGCTCGACAAATTCAATGGCAGATTGTTCTGCTACAGCACTGGTTAAAATAATTTCCTCAAGCAAAAAATAGTTATTATCGCGTCTAACGCCTATCCCGTTGGACATCGGCGTATAGTTGAAATCGTGGTACCAAAGCAACTGCTCATGCTCTTTAATAGTCTCATCTGTGTGGTTATCAGATGAATAGTCCTCGTATATTAACCCTTGAGCTGTTAGAAACGAGGCTCTGAACTCTTGATCATACTGCCTTTTCGACATCGCATTCTTAGCTTCCGCTGCCATTTCTGGAAATATTTCCTCTGTCATCCAGTGAAACACTTTAAATACATTGGTTTTCGCTATCTCTGCCATCTCACATAAGTCGTAATAATGGTTTAATCCCTCTGGCACGCCTAGTAGCCAACACCAAGCGCGATAATCTGGATTTAATGGGTTGATAGTATTTAAGGCTGGATAGATGTTTGACTCCCATGCGCTGGGTTTAATATTTGCAAACTCATCTATTCCGCCACCAGTCCAAGGTATTCCTTCAATTCTCTCAGGCTTATCTAGCCCAATAACATGAACCTCAGAGCCATTATCCATATAGATAATTCGGCTTGTTTCGCTTGGTTTTCTTGAGTGAGTGCTTGATAATGAAAAGGCTTTTAGATCATCCCAAAATATTTTTTTAGCTTGATCGTGAGTTGGCGCGGCGGCGAAATACATCCCTCTAAACCCATTAGCGAATTTAACTAGGAATCTCTTAAATCTTTCCGTCTTACCGGATCTTCTTCCCGCCGGAACCAGTGGAAATCTAACCCCTTCTGATACGGCGGAAACTAACTCTAGTTGTACTGGATGATCAATTAATGGATACCATCTAGCTAGCTGACGATCTAGGATTAAACTGCCTGTTTGCGTCATCAATTCGGTAGTTTGTCTATTAGGTTATTTACAGCATCGGCTACATTATTAGTACCGTCGTCGAAATCACTATCCCAAGCTTTTACATTCGTATGCCTTCCGATCAACTCTAAGTTCTTGACCTTATCAGGCCATTTAATCTTCTCGACTAATGTCTCCATGCTGTCATCATCGCCTATATTGGTAACGATTCTTTTCATATCTAGGGAATTTATTGATGTGCGCCAAACTTTCGGCCATTCGGATAACAACCTAAACCCGCTTAAGTCGTCTTCTATAATATCGAGAATATCTAACCTATCAATTTCTTTGAGCCTTGATAGGACATAATTAGCGTCTACGGCGGTTAATTCTAGTCTTTTTTTGTTTGACTTAGATATAGAAGCTTGTACCAAAGGTTTTGTAAGGTTCTCTGCACCGATAGATTGGGCGGTTGATTTTGAATATCCGGCGCGAATTGCCGCTTGTGTTGCATTCAGATCTACTAGGTATTCCTGACAAAACAATTCTTGCTTTGCTGTTAGTTTTGGCTTAGCCATATCAACCCCTTAAGAATTGTTTTCTG